TTAATCTGTAGAGCTGCCAATAAATGCAACACAGCTAAATTCACAGCCATTTGGTACGGCACTTAGAGGAACAGGTACATTTGGCCAGTTTACGAGAGCGCCTGTAGCACCACCAGCAAAGTTGATAGTCACAGTGGTTGTCGAGGTTCCATTGGCAAAGATACTTCCAGCACCGAATGCGGTTGCCACCGGGTACTGATAGCATGCCCCGCCCTTGAGCGTCAGCGTTACTGTAGAACCGCTCTGAACTGCTCCCACACAGCCCTGAACCATAGCTAACTGGTCTGCGCTCCCTCCTGATACGCTCATGCCTCCAGAAGAATTAACGGTAAAATTCAGGTTGGCGAAAACCTGATATTCTCTTCCATACACCCCGTTAGCCGAATCGATAGTGACAGGGGCACCAATGACGCTAAGGTTAAACTGCTGCATTGCTCTGTTAGGCGTTACGACCTCACCAGAATAGAACGGAGATCCGGCACCAAGAAACGGTATTTGTACTTTATCTGATACCAGGTTTGCGCCATCAACACCCTGCTGAGTATACGAGCCGGTACTATCGTTTTCTGAATATACGCCCCATGAACCACCGGATTTTTTTACTCTCACATGTGTTAGCTTTGTTCTCCGTTTTCCTGATGAAAGCATGCCCCCCCACAAATCAAGCTCAATTTCTGCAGATGCTAAATCGTCAAAATTTATCGACGCCACGGAGCCAGCGAGTTGCTTACCAGCAATGTTATATCCTCGCTGGGTATAATGAACATTATCCGTGGACTGGAGGAGACCATTATTAACGGTAAATCGCGTTTGAGCATTGCTTCCAATTAGCGTATCAGATCTTGCGGCAGCGACATCTCTCTGGGCCTGCTGAATTCTCGCCACCTTGTATTCACTGGTATACAGGTAACAGCTTGAGAGCGTCTGAATAATGAACCTTTTAATGCTGAAATCTGCACTCATGTCATCGATGAGTTTATTTAGTGCCGCACGATAAACGGGTGCTGATGTGTTAACAACAGCATCTTGCTCACCCTGATTCCAGATCGCGTAAGTGTTACCTATCGGCAAATTGCTTGCAGTCATTTGCGACTTCGCATTATTTACCGCGGCGGTGAGCTTATCGTACAACGTGGTTCCGGGTGTAGCTGGTTTCGCCAGGTCTGCGATAGCAGTACCGCCAAACGCTCCATTCACCACAACTACGCCACGACCAGTTAGTCGGATGTACTCATTAGCGAATGACGCCCAGCCATGTCCCGTACTTGTCTGCCCTGAAGAACTAGGAATGGCTTTAATGATTTTTCCAATAACACCAGTTACTGGGTTAAAATACAGGGCTTTATCATGAATTATCGTCGGAAACCCTGGCGTGTCCTGCGCCCAACCAACTGCGTTGGATTGTCCGTACACAATGATGAGGTCATACACCTTTTTACCGGTTGGCAGCGTGCTAAGTGCTGATTCAACCGTTTCAGTACCAAACCCAACGAAACCAGCTCCATCAGAGGTTGCTAACTGCTTCCTGAGTACGTCGCTAACATCAACTGCCAGCCATTTACCATCGCCGATCCCACCAGTGGACGCAGGGGTGGATCCAGATGGAACCGTTTTAGGCAAAGTGGACAAATTATCCCATCGATACCAGACGCCATTTGTTGTGTCCTGGATGATATCGCCCGCAGCTGTGATAACAGCGCCGCCCTGAAACGTTCCTACTGGGTTCCAGCCAAGGTTATAGATCTGCTGCAAGACGAGCTGCTTAAGGCCTTCAATTGTGTAGTGCTTGTTTCCGAAACGATCGGCGTACCACTCAGCAAAGGAAGTGACAAACTCATCAATTTTCCCGGCGTTAAATTTCAGGTCAATTTGGGATTCGCTCGGTACAGAACTATTGGTAGGTGTAGTAGCCATATTTATTCCATAAAAAAACCCGGCGCGGTGCCCGGGTCTGGTTAGTCGGGATGGGTCTTATGAGTAGATCGCGTCGCTGTACTCTGCGAGCGTTAAAGCTGTGTTGCCCTTTCCATCTGGCTGTTTTGCAGTAATCGTCCATCTGCCTGCATCGAGTTCTTCTGATGTCGCGATGGCGTACCTGGACGGTGATTGTACATCTACCCCATCAAACAGATTAAGCTCGATGTCAGGAATAGCAGCTGTAAAACCGAAGGCAGTATCTGTCCTTGGTGTGGCCAGGTAGCGCGCCGTGGTAGCACCTGACGAATCCGTAACCTGCACATACATCGTTCCTGAGAAGTTAATGCGCTCACTGGTTTCGAAGTCATTACCCACGCGAGAAACGATATAGCCAGCCTGCTGGTTGGTGTCATAGGTATCAGGGACCTGAACCATGTCACCGATATTTACCCATTCACCATCCGCCATTGCAGTTACAGACATGGTCATGCGGGAATAGATAAGCCGCTTACACTCGCGCAGCGCACGTTCGTCAGCCTGGAATCTGTTCCTGATGTAGAGCATTTCGAACTTCTTCGGCTTTGTCGGTGCACCTTCAACGATAGTGCTTCCGGTTATCCGGTACCTGATAAAGTCCTGTTTATTGGTGTCCGGGTTGCGGAACTGAACCTCTACGCCGTCATAGCCGCCTGGAAGCGTCATATCGTACGAAAGCGAATAACCATCAGGCTTTGTATTCGACCTGTTGAAAATCGTGGCCGCTGACGTTTTCTTGCTGTCCCGGGTAAAAGACAGTACGCCGTTATCGTCATAGACCAGTACGCTGGCAGCATCACAGATGCTCTCCATGCGCGACCCCAGCGATACATCCTCATCGTCAAAGGTGTAATCGAAATAACCCAGGCGCGGGTCAATTGCGTCAATTTCCGCCTGGATCTGGTACAGGCCGTAAATATCAATGCTCGACTCGGGCTGCTGACCAACGACAAGCCAGTTAAACAGCGCGATATCAGCGAACTTACGTGATGGCCTCAGCGAGTAATCGACCTGTTGCGTCGCCATGTTGTAGCTGATGACGTGCCGGGTTATCAGCGCGTTGTATTTCCTGTCGCGGCTGCCGGTGGCGTTCTCCGTTGCTCTGACAACTATTTTCACCAGCGTGTCATCAGGATGGACAACATTGGTCCTGACGTTGATAGCATGGATTTCTTCAAGCTGTATTTTGCTGTCGCTGGCGCTGTTGGTTATGCGCTCAAGCGAGACAGCGTAGCGGCCATAACCGGCTGCAGGTGTCTGCTTATACGTCCGGTAGTAGGTCTTTGAAACGCCCTTAATCCCTTCCACAATCGCATAAGTCACCGTCTCCTCTGTGCCAGGGATCTGATTGTTGTCATCATCGACCTTCCACCATTTAATTTTGAAAGAGTCGTTGTGCTGCCCGGCATAACCGGCAATCACGTGGATCCAAAGCTGAGTTGACTGAACCGGCGAAATAAACGGACCAACCACAAGCGTGCCGTTATCGGCCAGGATGAATTTTGTTGTGTTGATGGTGACACCAGATAAATCAAAGCCTGGTGCTGATATTTTATTGAACGTGAAGGTGTAATATTCAACCGGGTCAACGACGCTTCCGTCGTCACTTTCAACAATACTTATCATCGACCCGGAAAGCTGGACGTCTTCTGTGACAGAACCGCCAGGTACCGGCCTGGTAACGTTAATCGTGAACGTAACCGGGTGCGGAAGTATAAGCCCAAGGAAGTAGTCGAAATCTGCCTGCTGCACGATTTTAATCGCAATCTCACCGCCAGCGTAAACGCCACTAACGACGGTATTGGCAGTCGCACTTTCAATCGGCGTCCCTTCTTTTTCGTTCGGCCCCAGCAACTCCTGACCGTCGACGTCATCAAACTGATACCCCTCAATGACCTGAGGGATCACTTCACCTGGTTGATAGATGGTGTAGCTCGCCCCCGCCATGGAGCCGAGATTGGTTTCGGAGAATCGAACTGACGATATGTCATATTTCCCAAGCCCAAAGCACATAATCTCCGTTACGTACTTAAGCCAGGTGTTATCCGATCCGCCGGGAACGTATTCGAATACTGATTCCTGGGTTAGGTCCGGAAACGATCTGACTTGCCCGAAGTTATCCGGCTTCGCTTCGCCATTTCGCGCGATGTTGGTCTGCCCTTTCAGGCTATTGTTGGGTGATGTTTTGCTGTTACCAGACGCCGCGCTGGCGTTTGGTTTCGGCATAAAAGACGACAGCACCTTATGAGTGAACTTGATCGGGTTCAGGTGTTCCAGTGGGTTAAGCAGAGTCCCAACCAGGCCGCCACTTTTTGGCTGTTCGAAAATGATTACCCGGTCATTGTCCTGAAGCTGGAAAGCAAGTTCATCGTCTGGCTGCAGTTCTTTGCCGTTAAGGTTGATGCGGATATCGCGGTGAAAACTTTCCTGTTCAAGCCATTCCGAAAATTCCGTGCCGGCTTTAACTACCGCCCGGTCCTTCGGCATCCCCGGAACGCGCTGAATCTCGATTACCGGCATAAGTGTAAAACTCCACTCTGGTGAATAGCTTCTGAATGGTCCTGATCGCATCGAACCTGACATGCCCATTATCCCCGCGGCTGTGTAGCGCGCGGCCGCCGACAATCAGTCCAACGTGCACAGGCTGGCTGCCGACCCAGGCGACGAATATCCCGTCTTCTGTGAACGTGTCGGCACGCTGCCAGAACACCACATCAGAGTCATAGCACGTCATGAAGTCGCGCCCGGATTCGTAATCCGCTGTCTGGTGGATCTCGATGCCCAGAACGTGGCGGTAATAGAGCACCACAAGGCCCCAACAATCCGCAGCATCAAAGCTACAGGCGCGATTACTCCATGGGATGCCCTCGGCGCGTGATATGAACTGGTCTTTATGCATTCTGGAGCCCCGGGTACTCTTCGACGGTATACAGCCTCCCGACGTTGCGGTTAAGCGGGTTGATACGCGTCAGGCTGCACGTCACATCCTTGTCATCCATCGAGCAATCACTGACATAAAGCGTCCACGTCTTGATGGCCGTTGTCATATCGGCCGCGTCGAACTGCTGATAGGTTGCTGATATGGGGGTGATACGCGAGTAAGCTTTCCACTGCTTGAGTTGCTGCTTGAAGTCCTGAGCCAGTCGGCCAAATTTAACGGTGCTATCGAGGATCGGCGTATTGCTCTGCTGGCTTTCGGTTAACTCCATTCTGCATGGGGTATAAACCTGGCCGCCGAGCGTTTTTGGGAAAATCTGGTTATTAACGAGCCTGATATAGCCAAAGACCGGGCTGTAAAACGTGATGGTTTCGTACAGGATCCGGTTTGGCCTTCGGCTCTGAAATTCTCTGAGCGTCGGCATTATGGCACCTTCGGTAAACTCTCCGGGTCGCGCCCGTCAGGATAGCCAGTGACGATGATATCCAGCCACGAGCCCCACGGCGGCGGCAGCTCAACAATCATGTCGTCGAACTCGTCATCGGAGTTAACCAGTTTGCGAGCGATAACGTCACCGCTCCATGTGAAAATCGAACCGGACTGTGACCATGATGGCCAGGATAGGAAATGCAACTCCTGAAGCTCGATACCAGTATCACCGGTCCCCGTACCGAGCGGCATCGTGAACCACTGATTGCAGTTATCGAGATAGTTAGGGCTTCGTAACCACTGCATAAATGCGCGGTGCTGGTCGCGAGTGAAGATCCATGTCAAAGAGAATGACGTCTTCAGGTCGTCGGTTAACTTCTGAAATACCGGCGCGCCGACCGTCGGCTGGTCGACGCGAAAACCGGTATCGGTCGACGGCGTTTTTCCTTTTTGCGCCAGGGGCAGCCAGTCAGGATAGGGAATTGGCATAGTTAGCTCCTTGCCTTACGTGGCGCCTGGTGATTTCGCTGTATGGCCTGACTGGCAGGACCACCGTTATCGAGGTCATAGACGAATGCATCCACCGTCCAACCCCCATTTCCGTCTGGTGTTGCCTGCGCATCTACGTTTGACGACGTATAGTTGTTGATATTGACCACTACTCCACCACCTCCGCCATTCGTCAGATCCTTATTGCTAATCACCTTTCCGTTGTCGCCGGGGATCATGTACTGACTGCCATTGCTGGCCTGGTAGATTTCAGGCATGCCGCCCTCGCCTACCTGGTACATAGAGCCTGCTGATACAGGGCCGCCATTTTTACGCTTACCTGCGATACCACCAGCCATCGCCATAGCGGCAATAACTGCACCGATACCAATGGCCGCAGCACCACCGAACGAGCCGATAGATGCCACAATGGCTGCAGGTGTCCACGCAGCAGTGGTAGCCGCGGCAGAAGAGACGCTCGCCGCGGTTGTTGTAGCCGTGCCCGCTACAGCCGCCGAGGTAGTTGCAGTGGTAGCAGCGATTTGAGCTGCACTTCCGGTGATAGCTGATTTAACCCACTCAACACCCATCTGAACAAAGCCGTTGATCAGGCTGTTCAGAGCATTGCTGGCGAGAGACTGCATCGCCTCCTGTGCTGACATGCTCCCCGTCAGAATCCCGGTAAAAGCATTCGATATATTCCCGGAGAGAGAGTCAAAGCTCGCGGCCAGCAACTCATTACCCAGGCTCTGGTTACGGAAAATCTCCCACTGCGCAGCGATGCGCGCCTGCTCATACTGAGTATCAGTAGCGGCACGCAATGCCATGGCGTTCTGATGAGTAATCAGTCCCTGCTGCTCGAAAGCCTGGATGAGCGCGAGTTTTCGCGCATTCTCGTTAGCCAGTTGTTGCACCGGATCAACGCTACCTACAGCGTCCTGCTGCGGAGTTACGGCCTGCTCGGATTGGATTTTGGCAAGGTTGGCCTGGTGTGTTGCTGCTAGCCTTTCTGAGGTCTGGTTGTACTGCTCCTGACTGATTTTCATCGCCGCCAGTGCGGTATTCAGATCCTCAACATCCTGCTTGTAAGTGGCATTCTCACGTGACTCAGGAAGAAGCTTCTGAGCTGCAGCCTCTGCCTTGATAGCATTGGCCGTATCCCATTTTGTTGCCGCATACTGTCCGGCCAGTGCGATCTGCTCTTTCGTTGCACCTTTACCAAGGGACTGCTGCGCATTCAGGATCGCCTGTTCACGGCTTAGTTTGCTTGTGGAGTCGGCAGCAAGCTCAGATTGCTGTTTGAGGTTCGCCAGTTTCTGGGCAATGGATTCTGCCTGGGTAGCACCTTTCTTCTGTTCCGACTTGAGGTTCTTCTGCGCCTCTGTATTTTTGTACGTGGCGGCAGCGTCATCCTCCATCTGCTTGGCATGAGGATCATCTTTTGCAAAACCGGCATCTTCGGCAGCATATTGTGCCTGCAGACGGGCGCGAGCCTCCCCCTGCAGTTTCGACAGGGCAAGGTTACGCTGAGACTGCTTAATCAGGTTCTTCTGACCTGCAGTTAAGTTATCTGTCGAACGTTTAAGGCTATCGACATTAAATGACGCGTTTGCAGCCTCCCTGGCAAGCTCAATGATAGGGCCTAACAATGCATTAATAGCTGCTTGCCCATCGCTTGATGCTGGCTGAAGGCTTTGTAATTTAAGCGCCAGAGCCTGTAGAGCCTGAGGCGATGGATTCTTGCTTAATTCAGATAATTGCTTGGATAACTCGAATGCCTGCTGATCGCTAATGCTAAATTTCGATGCTAACGCGCCAACAGTATTAGCAATGCTCATCCCTGTGGCATTCCATTCCATGCCAGCAGAACTTATCTGCTTGAGTGCATCAGAGTAATTTGTCGTGGTTATATCAAGTGCAGCTAGGCGATCATTAAATCCCTTAACCGATGCATATCCGCCAGAGAAAGCCGATAAAGCTTTGTCGCCAAAAGATATAAACGAATCTGATGCATCGCTAATGGCTTTGGGTATTTTAGCGATCGCCTGGTTGTATTCAAGAAGAGCCTGGTTACGCATCAACGTGGCTACTTCTGAGTTGGTTTTAGCCAGGTATGCGTATTTATCAGATAGCGCAGCCACACCGTTTTGAGAGACGTTGATCACCTTGTCCATCGCTTCGGCTGCATCTTTCAACGCATCCATGGCTGTCTTACCGCCATTAAGCGAAGTGATCAGAACGCCAGCGAGGACAGAGCTCAGCGCAATGATAGAACCGACAATCGCTCCGCCAGGGCCGAACGCACCAGCAAGCTGAGACCCCTGCTGCGCGAATGCAACCAGAGCAGATTGTCCGCCCTGCACCTGGATAATAAAGTCCTGAACCTGATAACCGGCCTGCTGCATGCTGGACTTCCAGCTGCCAGTACCTTTTGCACCATTCTCAACGCCAGTCTTCATGTCATACAGGCGACCGGTCAATTCGCCGATCTTCTGTTTTTCTTCGTCGGTTGCTTTCGAACCTGCGCGAAGCTGGGCTGCCAGGACAGCAGCACTACGCGCACCGTTCTCCTGTGCCTCGTCCAGTACTGCCAACTGGTTACCCAGCGCCTCGATGATGGATTCCGCACGATTAAACTCACTGTTAGCGCCGCCGGTACCGCTGCGAGCCTCTTCCATTGCGCGGGCAATGCCGCTTACATTGGTATTCAGCTTGCGCAGTTGGTTATCCATGGAGTTGGCATAACCGGACAGCTCAGTAAACGCTGACCCGGTTTGTGACGCGCTCTGGTCGAGGTTATCCATTCCCTTTCCGGACTGCTGGGCCGCAGAGTCCAGTTTGTCCAGAGCGTCAATGGCCTGCTTACCACCCTGCAGCAGCGGCTCTACATCGGCGCTGATTTCATAAACGATGCTGCCGGCGCTCTTCTGGTCTGCCATGTCATTCTCCGGTTATTGCTTTGCTTTTGCCCTGCGCGCGGCCTGTTTAGCCAGGTAATCGTCGGCGATACTGTCGTACTCTTCGCGAGTGAAGCCTTTCTGGTCCGGGTATTTCGCCGCCAGAAGCATCTGAAATTCTGTCATTGTTAACTGCGAGGCCTCGGCGCGGCTCATGCCAAAGTGGTTACGTGCCGCGCTGATGTAGTCGAAGGCTTTAAACTCTGATGTGCGCTCGCCTGTCTCGTGGCGCTGCAACTGGCGCACCCTGGCTTTCCCAACCACTCCGTGCTGCATGAGGTGCTGCGCCAGCACGATGATGTCGTTCTTCGGCATCAGGCCTGGGCGGTACACGACGCAGTGGCGCCACCCTTTCCACTCGCCAGTCATTGGCGTCAGGTCGTCATCGCAGCACGCCTGAAGCACCATCATGCATGTTGATAACAGCCTCTCAGCAGCGCGGTTGAATGACGGGTATAGCCAGGCAGGGAATCGCCCAAGCGTGCCAGAGCAGACCTCAATGAGCTTGGCGACGTCACTGCCATGGATGGTGGCGTAGGCCTGCACAATCTCTTCCGGAGTACCGATCCTCGTCATAGCCTCAAATGAGGGCCGCAGAAGATAGTCTTTCCCGCCCTCGCGGCTGTCGCTGATAGAGATTTCGCCAATATCGGTTAAAGCTGTCATAGGTCTTCCAGTAAACGGTCATTATCAAGGGCAGCACGCCGCCCTTTGGAATGTCCGTTAAGTAACAGTAACCGTATGCACGGCCACAAAGTTGCCGTCTTCGGTGTTGATGATGATCTGCGCGCTGCCGGTGGCCACGCGGTTCACCGTGACGGTGGTACCTGAGGCAGTGGCCGTGGCTTTGGTTGGATCGGTTGATGCGACGGTGAAGTCTTTGTTGGTTGCTCCGGTTGGTGCGATATTCACCGTAAAGGTGCTGGTACCGCCCGCGGCACCGGTGCTGGTTGCCGGGGTTACCGTCACTCCAGTCACTGCAACCGTAGTGATTTCGTTCACTTCGATGGTGCTTGCATCGCCGACTTTGAACTCGGTAGAGAATGTGACGATATCGTTGGTGCCGCCGTCAGAACTCAGCGCGTTAATGTTCATGTAGCCGATGAATTCGATCGGGCCGTAGTCCATGCGCACCCAGATGCCAGGCTGGCGCTTGGCCTTAAGCTCGTCAGCGAAATACTTGATGAACTTGCCGACACCGTATTGGTCCAGTTTGTCCTTCTTACGCACTTCACCTTCAAAGCTCAGGGTAAAGTCACTGTTGGTGATGATGGTTTCGACATAACCGCCGCCGTCATCCGCATCAGAGGTAACCGAGTTCGGGTTGAAGTCGAAGCCTTTCGACGTACCAGCGGCCAGCGCCTTCCACTCACCTTCGAGTGGCTTGACGTCCGGGCAGCCATCGGCGACTTCCAGCACGACCGCACCGCCGAACAGGCGCTCGTTCGAGTTCTGGCAATTAGCCATGTGAAACTCCTCTTTGACGTATAAAAGAAAACCCGCCGGAGCGGGTTATTTGGTTGGGATGGCTAATTGAATATCATCTGGTTCCGTGGTTTTCATGGAACCCGAATTGTATTTCAGCAGCCTTTCGTGCAGATATTGCATCCTCAACATCATCGAAGATGCCAAGGTAATGACTTTTATTCTGGTAAATAATCTTCGCCATCCATTTACCGGATTTCTTATGCCAGGTAACGCCGTGACAGCCAGTTTTATTGGTCCTGCTCGGCCCATTGATAAGAGCCCTGTTCACATGGTTTTGCTCTCTCGTAACCTCTCTCAAGTTACGAATAGAGTTGTTGGCTCTGTTGCCGTCAATATGATCGATCTCATTTGGCGGCCAGTGTCCGTTTAATAGCGCCCAAACAATTCTATGCACCAAATACTTTTTGTTATTCAAAGTGACGTAGAGATAGCCATTTTTTCCAAGCCATCCAACAGGTTTTCCTTTAAATCTGGAAGACCATGCTTTGAAATACTTCTCGTTTTTATGGTGCGATAAAGGTCGCTCTTTCCAGTACAGCACCCCGACAGATGGCTCAACAAGAAAGCACTCCCGCAAATACTCCACAGGCAATTCTTTGTCTTTGGATGAACTCATATAAACCTCACAGTAGGTTTCACAGATGAAGGTGCGCGGCAACAGAGTCTGTGTTCTCCGCTTTCGACTGGCCGGTCTAGCCGCGCAGTGAAATTATATCACTCTCCATAGGTGCAGGCGAACTGGAGTCGGAAGACTATTCGCCCTTCTTCTGTGAGCACCGGCGCGGGAATTGCGCCCATGTTCTGGATGTAGCCGACGCACTCGTCAGCCATGGGGTTGGCCTGGACGTAATCGACGATGCGCTGCACAGCACTGAGCGCGTCTTTGCGCTTATCTTTCGCGCCTACGACATCGACCAGAACGTGGTACTCAGAGCCGAGGTCAGTTCGAATATTTGACCCGCCATTTGGCCTGAATACCATGATCGCCTTCGCCAGGTCACCTGGGTCGTCGTACATAAGCTGCTGCACTGTGAAACCGGTAGTTAGCCCGGCGTCGCCGAACATGTTGCGCACCCGCTCGTGCATCATGGGTGTCATAACGAAAGCTCCTTGCGCATCACCGCGTCAACGTTATCGCGCTCGTCATTCGCGCCTTTGGTCAGGAATTGCGGCTCACCATGCGGATCCCAGTAGTTGCCCGTCCCTGTCCCGCCGCCGAACGCTTTCGGTTTCTGCGGGCCGAACTCAGAGCGGTTGCTGGTCACGCCAAAGTGCGCGCGCGGCTGGCCTTTCAGCTTGCCTGACGCCTCATGCACGTATGCGGCATAGTTGGCTGAGTAGCCGACGCGCCCGGTGATGAGCACGCCACTGGAGTCTATTTCCCGAAACTGGCTGTTAATCAGCGTGGAGGTGTCGATCGGGGTGTAATATGCTGCCCGGGCACCGATAAGAATCATCGCCGACTGCAGCGCGCGAATTACTTTGCGCCCCTTAACGTCGTTGATGACATCGTTCAGGTGCTTCTTGGCCTGGCTGATGCCCTTCACTTTGATGCCCATGGCTTTCTCCAGGCAATAAAAAACCCCGCCTGAGCGAGGTTTGGTGTCATTTAAAGGTGAATCAAAAAGGGAGCATTGCGTTGATTTCAGTGCGCCAGTTATGAAAGGCAGGTAGGTCATCTAATAACCAGAATCCCAATCCAATCATCACAACGCCAATAATCATTTGAGCAATAACGCTGAACCAGTATTCAATTGGTTTGCTGTCTTTATGGATGTACTCCTTTCGCGTCGTCCCCTTAAATGTCTTTGTATAGACACCTCGTCGCAAAAAGATAATCGACTGAACAAACGCAAAGGGGCCGGTCAGAAAAATTCCACATACCGCAAGCCAATATTGAAAGCCCATCACCTATCATTCCATTTAATGTTTTGGGCCATTATTGCACAGGTTTATTAGATTCCAGTCAGGATGGCGTAATCATCCGCCACTCGCTCGAACGTGTCGGCGTAGCGGATAACCTGCCGCACCTCGTCGGCACCGGCCACAACCGGATCGGCTTCGGTCGACGCGCCAATCAGCAGGTAATCTCCCATGGCCGCCAGCGCGAACTCAGTCCAGACGGTATTCTTCACGACGATTTCAGCGCCCAGGCTGCCAATGCGCTTAGATAGACCGCCCTCATAGTCACAGAGGATTTGCTCAGGCGCGGCATAGCCAAGCGGGTCGCCGTATTCGTCCGTACCTTCTAGCTTGCGCCAGATTGTCGCTGTTGCGGTGTATGACCAGTTCGCTACGCTAGACATTGCTTACTCCTCAAAGCTCTGGTAGCGGAACCGTCATGCCTGCCATGCTATGGGTGCAGTCATTCAGATATTGAATCTGCCCATCTGTCACAAATGAATGGCAGGTAAACGGCTTGTCTTTAGTTGCGTCATCAAACTGTTCTGGGTCATCGCTGGGCATGAATCCAGTAACCAAAACGCTCGGAGTCAGCGTAGGCTTATCCACGCTTCCATTCCATCCCCACCGCGGGCCATTGCCATTGCCAATCTGCACCACATGGCGACTACCGCACCCAGGGCACATGAACGATAAACGGTTATCGCTCGCCTTCTTCACTCGCTCTGTCATTCTTTCCACCTCAGCACCTTCGCTCCACTCGCCCGTATTCGCGGGCAGTTGATGAACCACTCGCCGTCTGATTTGACATAGCCGGTAGTTTCCCGCCCGGTGTCGGTCATCACCCATACCCTAGCGAATGAGCGCGGCATGGCCTGTTTAACGGATTTCCATTCCATCAGCAGCCACCAACCACATCAAAGAAGCCCACGCTGTTTCCGGCACTGATTGGCAATTCACCGGTGCATCCGCTTGTATCCAGGCTGGACAGCGTATTTCGAAGCCACTTCACGCCATCATCACCGTATTCAAACGACCGCGAAGCACCAGATGGCGCGCTTTGCGATTTGATACGGCGCGCACCTGATGATGTTGCCATCAGAGCCGCTGCGTACATCAGAATGAGTTGCGCGGTGCAGTCGTCATATCCGGCACCTTCAAGGCAAGGAATAATCTTGTTCACCACGCAGAGGATCGGAGTTAGCAAAGCGTCAGGGATGGCATACCCCAATTCGGAGAGGAAGCCTTTCACATCGCCAGCCGTAACTGGGGTCGCCATTGTTATTTCACCTTCTTGGTTGCTTCAGCCAGCGCGGCAACAGCGTCGTCAGCGCGCTTAGTTTCGGCGGTGAGTGCTTCGGCATGCGCCACGTCTTTCTCGTCTGCTGCCTGCTGCAACTGCTGAATCTGCAACAGAGCGTCATCCAGTTGGGTCTGAAGCGTGCTGGTTTCGGCGGTGAGTGGCGCAGACGGAGTCGACACTTCGAACTGAAGTTTCACCCCCTTCTCTTTCGTTGCTTCGGCTTTGCCAGCGTCGATCCATTTCTCAGCGATCGCATCGTCAACGTCGTATGTTTTACCAACCTCCAGTTTCTGGAAGTTGGCACCGGCAAAGAGGTTTGCAGCCAGAATTTTTACGAGTGCCATGTTTTATCCTTAGCTCGAAGCGTAAACGACAGAGAAATGACCGCTGATGTCCTGCTTAACCATCAGGCCAGCAGCACCCCATGTGCGCCAGATATAATCGCTGTTGTAGAACTGGCGCGGGTCGGCAACGGTGCCGAACGCCTGGCCGACGATTGGGGCAATTACACCAGCGCCCAGCGGCACGACCATGATCTGGTTTCCGGTCAGCTTGGCATCTTCTTTGATGTCTTTAATGCCGGAGAGCTTTTTAATCTCTTCCAGCACCGTACGCAGGGAATTCACATCGAAATACTGCTCCCAGTTCGACATGATTTCGCTGGAGACGTACCAGGTCTGCTCACCGTACTGATAGTTCTGCAACTTCAGCACATCGCGTAGAAGGATTACCTGCGCACGCAGGGCTTTCGGGTCGGTGCTGGTAGCGAAGTTGAAGGTCAGCGTGATTTGAGCGACACGCTCATCAGCACGTAGCCCTTTCCAGGTCTTGCCGTCAAAGTTGATGTAGTTGCCCGCTGCATCGCGGAAACCGCTCCAGATGTAGTCCACATACTGGCGACGAACATCATCAACGGAACCAGACTGAGCGTCTGCCAGTGAGGCCAGCGCGGAGCCTTTATTGAAGACCGGATCACGCCAGTTGAACTTAAAGCCGCTGTCGTGGATAGGTACCATCGTGCCGTCGAAGGTGTAGCTTTTCGCATCCAGAGCCGCGCCAATCTGCCCGGACATGGAAGTATGAGCCCAGCCACGGCCGCCGGTTCGTGCATACTCGTACACCGACTCTTCCAGGCGAACGGAGCGTGAAAGCGGCATCAGGTCATTCAGCAGCGTAAATTCCGTGGTCGGCTGGAACTCAGCCAACACTGTTTGATCGTAAGCACGGTACAATCGACGGATATCATCAACCGCGTTAACTGCATCCAGCGTCGGGGCGTTGGCGGCTTCACCACGCACGCGGGTGCGCGCAATAAAATCCGCTACAGCCTGAGCGCTGGCATTACGGGCAAACTGCAACTCCTGAAACTGAGCGGTGTTCGCTTCAAGGTTTCGGGTTGCCGTTGCCTGTTGGGTAGAAAATGCAAACATTCGTTGCTCCTTACTTAATGACAACGCGCAGGAGGTCGCCTGCGGTGGCAATGGTGGTTGAGCGGTCTTCTTCCACATAAGCGCGGGTAGATTCGCCGGTGGCTTTTGCTTTTACCCGACCATTGACGATCGATAGCGGCTGACCTTTCGTGTAAGTACCGGCTGCAGCAGGGACGTTAAAGAACACACCCGGGGTTGGATGGAATGCGACGACCCATTCACCGGCTGCAATGATGTCGTCCACCGTCTTGCAGCGCAGATAGTCGTAGTTGGCGACATACAGGATGGCGTCTTCATCCCCGGCCACCGACGCGGTGAATTTCTTCGTGGTGTTATCGAAGAAGCCAACCGTGCCGGGCTTAGTGTCAGCTGCGGCAGCACCTTCACGATGCAGTTGCGGGTTGGCAAAGATGCCGCCCGCGTGGATCACATGTTTCCCGTCTTTAGCCATTTCTTACTCCGGCATTTCGCTGAAAGATTGATTGGTAGCCGTATGGCGAAACGCACCATTCAGGCCGGTTGAGGTGTGGCATTGTGCGTAGAGCCCATCAAGAGCCGCGCCATCGAGAGCGTTAACAGCCAGATCGTCCAGGCCAAACTTCGCTTTCACAGCATTTCGCTTTTCGTCTTTCTCTTTGTCTGCGTTTACCGCAAGACCGCTTTCGATGGTGTTCAGCTTTTCAGCGAAAGGCTTAAACCATGCCGGTGCTTCCTGGCTGTTGTTGGCCTGCTCTTTCGCTTTGTCGTCAGCTTCTTTCTTCAGGCGCGCGGCCTTCTCTTCAGGCGTCTCTTGTTTGCCTTCGGCGTTTTCCGCCAGCATCTGGTTGTACGCGTCCATCAGTTCAGCGTCGGTTTTGCCGTCAACCGATTTGCCTTTAGCCTTCAGCGCATTAACGATGAGTTCTTTCATCGGGTCTGTTTCCTTCTGGGTTGAGTCGCTGTTGGCGCTGAAAAACGCCTTTAGCTGGTTGAGAAATGTTTTGAAAGTGGGGTCTTGCGGATCGGGAATGTTGGAGTCTTCAAGGTTGACGACTTCTATCTCAACCTCATCACCTTCGGCATTAACAAATATGCCAACCCCCTCATCTGGTGTGCCCGCGCCGGGCTCATCAAGCAGCACCGCAACATGGTCAAACATCATGTTGGTGGCAATCTCGTTGTACTTCTTGCCCTTCGACTCGCCATTGGCAGCGATGCCGGAATATAGAAGGCCGGTGGAGATGTGGATCGGGTCAGTGTTGGTAGCGGCTGCCATCTCATCCAGTCGGTTAACGAGGCGCTTACCCTTCTCGCTCGACTCGGCATACTGGCGGTCAACGTACATATCGCCGCTGACTTTGCCGTCTTTATGACTGACGTTTTGGAGCCATGCGCCGACGTGATAGTTGTTCACTGCCCGGACATCGCGCGCCGATACGTGCTTGCCATCCACTTTTGGGTGGCCCAGCGGCATCGGGTTACGCTCAAGCGTGTTGTAAGCCTTTTCGATTTCTGCTGCCGGGTACAACTTCCGGTTCATCACGATATCGTCCACGACAGGCGTGATGCCGCGAACCACGATATGTGGCTTGCCGTCGATGGTTTCAGTGGTGATATTTGAAGCGGAGTTGACGACGGTCAGCACGTTAACGCGGTTGCGTTTCATGCTGGGTCCTCGTTGGTGGATTTCAGGCAATAAAAAAGGCCGCCGAAGCGACCTTTTAACAATTGGTGGATTTAAACTACAAGAGCTTTGAGCGTGAGGCTTTCGAAAAACTCGTTTGAATTTAGTGTTACTTCTTGAAGCGTGGCATCATAGGAATGCTCAGATTTGTTGCTGATGAGAGTAAATTTCAGCGCTTCCTTACTCAGGCTTATTAAACGACTAACTTCCTCTCTGTTGAATTCAGCCTCTTTGCGGGTAAATACCAGCTTAATTTCTCCGTTGCCGATTTCCGACACGTACTCAAAGAGAGAAACTCTTCCAAGATTTATGGATTGCTGCTTGCCATTCCCGACATGCACTACAGTATTTTGGTCAATCATAAAACCTCCATATCATAAGAGGTTAAAGATTATTCTCATTTACTTAGCGATCCAAGATTTTCTTTCTTTCGCCAATTTGTCCGCCAACCCTTCGTTGAAGATGCTGCCGTCGTCGTTGAGCAGCGCAGGAATCTGGCTGCAGTAGCAGTGATATTTGTTTCCATCGACTGCATACCATGCTCTTACCGCCTCGGTTGTCCTAACCTTGCCATGCCAGTACGCGTGAGTTTGTCGAGTTGTGGGCTTAAGAGCAGAAAGGTGCAAAAGGCCTGTATTTAAACCGAGCCTGTCTGCCGCCCAATCCGTTTCATTCCACTGCGCCTCGCGTAATGCTCCAACTTGCTCAGTCTGCGCGATGTTCTTGGCCTTAGCCATGGACACATCTAAGCGCTTGCTGACGATGCTGGCCGTCTCGCGCGGGTTAACGCCGCGACCGATAGATTCGGCAATGACGTTAGCCAGATCGGCGCGTGCAGTGTCGCTAATGCCTTTCCAGTCGCTATAGGTGCTGATGTAAGCGCTGGCAATCTGGTTCTGATAAGCCGGACTAGATAGTAACTGCATCAGCGTCGTCTGGCTGGCATACACAGGAGACTGCACAGAGAGGTTTGTGTAGGCGTTCAGCGTGCCGCGCTCATACTCAGCGGTGACGTAATCCATCGCCCACAGGTTCTGGCTGCCACCATCAAGGAGCGCGTCATCAAGGATGGTTTGCACTATCTGAAGCAGGCTTGCCAGCTCTGCCGCGTTCATGTCATAGATGAACTTTCCGGCATTCACCTGATACAGCGAAGGCTCAGCGCCATCGTTGTTGCACATCATCCATGAATGCTCGCCGTTGGTTGCCCGCTGGCGTCCGGTCAGGCGTTGATCGAAAAGCTCCTTCAGGCGGCGCTTGATGTTCAGATACCGGTCTTCGATGTCGTTGAACATCCTACTTACCTGCCGCGAGGATTGCGTAGGGTCAGCCTTGTTGCGCGGTACTATCGGCGTCCCGATTCTGGTTTTCGCTGTCATCATCATCTGTCAGCGGGTCCTTATCGGTTTGCTTTGCATCAGGGTTAGGGGTCTTGACGACTTTGCGAGGTTCAAGCTCACCCACCGAGCGGATTTCGTTTTCATCCACCGCCGGTGTGCCGTATGCCTGCTGTGTATCTTTCGCCACCGTCGCCATTGCCTGCATGTTGGCAATCTTCTCTTTCTCACTCGGCGCGAGCAGATCAGACCATGCCAGCGATACTTCACCGGATGACGGCTGGTCGATAACACCAAGCGTCCAGAAGCGCTCAAGCACGCTCTCGACCACCGTCGACTGGAATCCCCAGCGCCGACCGTTGCAGCGCTTAGCCCAGTCCGTTTTGTCTTCGTCAGACGCCAGGCGGCCAGTCTGCTGACCAAACTGTATAGTGAACGGGCATTGAATTGATGCGGCGAACTCGTTGGCAGTAACTTCCCACGTTGGTTTCGGATCGGCAGGTGCGACTGAGAGCACTGACGACGTTCCGGCCTGCATCACCAGCGCGGCGTCAGTGCCACGGTTCATCTTGGCGACTTTATCGTTTAGCGCTTCGCCAAGGTCTTTAAAGCCAGCATCAGTGGCTGACTTTTTAAGCGACTCCATGTTTGTTTCTTTGTCGAATGCTATCCCAAGTTGGCGGCTCGCGTTCTTCAGGAAACCTTCTGCACTCCCGCCCGATACCTTTTCAAGATCGAGGAGTTTGTTATAGCCCGCTCGCAGGAATGGCACGCCGGAGAGCATGTTTTCGTCTTCAGAGCCTTCGCAAAGGATTATGATTCGCTCGGGGTGTACGGTAACGCCGCGCACCGGGCCATACGTTCCATCATCACCTACGGGCTGCTCGTTGAAGTTGTAAGAAACTGGCTGGCCGTAGGTTTCTGAAAGCGTATCAGTATCGAAGTCGCCCGGTTTGACCTGTGATTCCCACGCTGGGATCAGTTTTACAATGGCCTTGTCTTTCAGCCTTGCCACCACCGACCTGTCTACCGGTTCACTCCATTCCCTGCCGTCCCGGAACTGAATCAGCAATGCTGAATAGCGGCCAACAAGGTTCCTGCGGTCGGCATCCTTAATCTTGGCCCAGTGCTTTTTCATCAGCTTAGTGACTGACTTTTCCCACGGTGTGGTTTCAGTGGACTCCTTCGCATCGTCTCCGTCGATAATCGTCGGGTTATCCACCCAGCAGGAGTCCAGAAGTTTATGCACAGCAGCAAACGCAACAGCATTACGCTCATACACGCGATAGTATCGATCGAACTCAAGATTGTTCGGATAGCCAAACTCATCCCACAGCTTCGTGCGTTTGGTATTCCCTGGCTGGCCTGCGTACAGCATGCGCTGCCGCCCGATAGCATCAGCAAGGGCATTAACGAGGAACTGCTCCCCGGTGCTTAATTCACTCACTGATGAGCTCCTTAGAAGAATACTGCGCCGACTTGCTTCGGCGAATGCAGCACGCGGTATCGCGTAGCGTCGTAGTCGTGGTCTTCCTGCGTGGTGTCCACGTCGTCAGGCTTCTTATCGTCACGAACAAGCACTGGAATACGGCTAATCCAGCCCCGGCAATGCTCCATGACGTAGAAGGCAGGTTTTTCAGGAATGCCTGACTCGGTTTTCTTACCCTCCACTACCGCTTCAAGCATGTCAGCGAAGAGTGATGCGCCATTGATACGCGAGCCGGGTTTCTTGTCAGCAGCCAGCCAAGTAACGCCCTGTGCCTCCATCTTCTGTGCAATGGATAGCTCGTTGTCACCGGTGTTAAATATCGCTCCATCAGCTGGCCCGGGAATAACGCGGCTGCATATGCCCGGCACGATGTGCATTTGGCCTTTACCCTGCGTTTCTTCAGGTTCGTCGATCTCTTCACCCGTTAACCGCTTATCCACCCACGCAACGCCCTTAGCGACGTTTGTGGATGACATATTGAGGCCCTTGTTCAGCTCGTCTGGCGGACATCCGTACCATTCACCAATCAGGATTAGTGAACCGGTCGGCGGGCAGAACTTACGCCCATCAGGAAGGGTTGCTTCGGTGCCGTCTGATTGCGCCCACCATAGGTTAGAGAACGGCTTCGACTCGCCCCAGTCATGGGATCGGTCAACAGTCCAACTATCCGGTATGCGGAACGGCTTAATGACGTGCAGCGAATCATTCCAAAGGTGGTCAAATCGCCCGCCGCTGGTGACATCCCATGACCCTTCTACCCATGCTTTACGCCGGTTAGGATCTTTGATGGCCATCAGGGTAGCGATGTACTGCGGGTCGAGGTACGGGTTCTCTTTATAGGAACCATGGATTGCCACGCGCGTCAGCGTGATCTCCTCTTCTCGCTCTGTCTGAGGGTTGAAAACCATCAGCCTGTCACGCTGCACGGTTCCGCGCGGCGCTGGCTCAATGAAGCGTTTCTTCACCCAGGTATGACCTATGCCGAATGGGTTGGTCGTGCTGAACGTCTCCAGCGGGATCGGCCTCAGCAACTTGCCATTTTCCAGCGGGTAGTTCTCCGGCCTGAACGATGAGCGACGGCAGGAGAACATTGTTTCGTAGAACTCAGGGGACTGCTGTTTCGTCAGCTCGTTAAAGCCGATGAACGGAAATTCCTGACCGTGGAAATCCCAGTAGTCATCCGCCTCTTTACCGAAGCGGAAGAGTAACTCCTCGCCTGTGGGCCATACCCATCGCAATTCGCTCGCAGATGACAGATAGCGCGCACCATCGTTGAACAGGCGAAACATACGCTTCGACTGAGTGATGATGTCGGCAAGGTTTTTATATTCGGTGTCGAAAATGACGCCTCGCCAGAACGAGCCATAGCCCACGCCGACATTACGCCGGAATCTGGCTAACTGCGCAGCAGTCTTGCCTGGGCCGCGAGTGCCTTCGAACAGGATCTCATTACACGGGCAACTCAGCGCCAGAGACTGCGACCCAGGCAGTGGCTTCCATACAGCTTTGTAATTCATCCACCGAGAACCCCGCCCTGTTGTTTTTGCGCTGCTGCTTCCCAGTCATCCACGCTGTCACTGGTTGGTACCAGCATGACGTTATGCGTGACCTCTTTCGTTTCCGCCTTATTCTCGATGCTGTATGCCTCACGTTCGAGGCCGATCAGCGTCTTCAGGCTGTCACTCAGGTCTTTCATGGATTTAACGCGGGAAGGCAGGCTGATTATTTTGTGGTACAGATCGTTGAGCTTATCCTGGCCTTTGTCATCCTCACGGCGCATCAGGTCGCCGAGCATCTCAAGCGCGGCCACATCGCCACACTCACCGGCCAACTCATCGAATAGCATGTTTGTCAGTTCGCGAGCCCGGCGGATGTCTCCCCGGTGCTCCATGCGTACCGTGGCAATTACCTCGGCAGTCGCCTCTATCAGTACGCGCTCGGTCAAAGTGCTTTCGTTGCGTACCTGTTTGCGTACCTCCTGCTTGCGTACCAAATCATCAGCCTTTTGCTGAATCTTCGCATTCAGGTCACGCGACCAGTCGTCACGCTTGGCACGCTTGCGGATAGCGCCTTCACTGATGCCGTGTTGTGATGCAATTTCTCGGAGGGACATCACTCCGGCCCGGTACGCCGTCTCGATGGCCTCCCAGTCCGGTTTGCTCATTCGTTACTCCGTTTTCTCTTCTGGCTGTTCTTCTACCACCGGGACAAAGTGGAACTGCTCCACGCTATCCGGTCGGAAGTAACGCCACTCGCCTGTGTCGGTTGCAAGGGCCACAAATCCGTTAATGATTTCCGGCTGGCTCCGTTTCATCAGGCCGGTGAAGGTTTCTTTGGATGTGGTGGTGATCGTGATTTTGTAGGTATCGGACATGAGCACCTCTTTATCCGCGATCGGGGATTTTTTTGTTTTATCCCTTTGCGGGGGTATTTAGCTTATTTCGGTCCAGAAAGGCGGGGCTATGCATCATACCCACACTATAGAGATGTTGACCAATTAGGGCGGACTATAGGACAGCAGATTCTCTGGCCTATATAAGTTACACAATAGATATAGCCCAATCACACCCTGATGAGATTGCCCTGATATTAGAATGTCACTTAACAGGGAAGAAAGCGTAATGCTCCATTCCTCTTAACCATCAACCTTGGAGGTATAATGACAGAGAAGAATAAAATGATTTGCCAGCTAGCCATTGTCTATGCGCCACTAATTACAATCTTTGCAAAAGTAATACTTGGTGCGTTATGGATTACTGCTTTCGGCTTTCCTCTACCCTTCTAATCCCCGCCTTATCCAGATTGCATTGCCCCAACGCCGTATAAAGCTGAGCGTTTAACTCCAGACTTGCCTGCCACGTGAACGGAACCACCATTCCGGGGATCGGCGTGTCTGCGGTAAGGTCAGCGCTTATCGGCACCACGGGGGCCGGTACGTAAACTGTCTGCGTATTCCCGCAGGCTGTCAGTAGCGGCAGCAGGAACAAGCTGCTTAGCGCACATATCGCCTTCAAGCGCCTGTCTGATGTAGATAATGTGCGTTTCGCCTTTCTGGGCCAGTTGGTTCTTAGCATTCTGGGTAGCCTGTGAGATGTCGCGGATCAGGTTCATGGCGGTGATAACGTTGTTGGTGACGGCTTCGGATGATTCAGCCCGAGTCGTCGCTTTATCACGCTGGTCTTTGTAGGTGATGGCGTTATCGCGGTAGTGGTTAATCGCCCAAGCCATCGAGACCATCAGGCAGATAACAATCGCGCAGATGATTGCCGTTAAACGACTCACTGGTCTATCCCCCAGCACGTCAACGCGCTTTCCTGGTCACGGCGCTCCACCTGACCATAACAGCCATTCTTCCGGCCCTTTGTCAGTCGGCAGTCGCGGCCACCGTCTTTAATCCACCAGCGGATTGCTTCACAGGCACCTTTCCGGTCTCCGGCGTTAATTCGCTGATAGAACGTCGACGGATAGCACTTTCCGGGGCCGATGTTGTACGGGCAGAAGGATGCAATTCCTACCTTTTGCGGCGCTGTCATCGGGACCTTGATATTCCGGTCGACCCAGGCAAGAGCTTTATCACGCTCGATAGCATTCACTTTCTTGCACTGCGCCTCTGTTGCAGTCATGCCTTTCACGACGCGCTTACCATCAATGACAGTTACGCCGTGGCAAAGTGACCACACGCCACCAGGGTCCATTACAGCAACGAGGGCGTTTCCTTCTTTCTCACTGATGAACTGATCAAACAAAACCGGTGCTGATGCACCAGCTGCAATCAGTGAAAGCATGACCGCACTGAGCTTGGCCTTGTTGCCCATTATTCACCTCTTGCGGCCTTACGCCGGTCTTCTTTGATTTTGAAATACAGGTTAGTCAGATAGGTCAGCAGACCAAACACCAGGCTTCCGATGACACCGATAGCCGCCCATTGGGATGGCGACACCTTGTCAGTGAGCTGCAACAACCAATAGCCAGTGTTTGTGGCTGATGCGCCATAGGCGATGCCTGTTGTTAGTTTGTCCATTCGGTACATGCTCTCACCTCCGAAATTGTCGGGGTGCTGTGTCTTAGAAGGGGAAAGCGCCTCACCCAATGCGATCAAAGGTAAGTGGTTATCTGTATGGATGGGCGCGAATAAAAAAGCCAGCGACAGGCTGGCAATGTGAGGGTAAGGCAATGTCGACTCTATGGCCGAAGGTCCCAGGCAGCGGGTTCTGCGTGCGGGATACCGCAAAAAAAAGCCCCACACGTTAGATAGGCTCTAAAATTTCTACGGATTCTACCGATAACTACTTAAACCAAGGAGGCATCATGAGCTTTGAATTCGGCATTGTCGCACCAGCTGGAATACTTGATAAATACCGTGATTTGTTTGAGTCAAATGGCATTTTTTATACTCAACTACTGCCTGAAGATGCGCCAACACATGTAATTCTTGAAGACAGCGCTAACACCTACTCAGATGTAAATGCATGGACGGCAATTATAAGCAGTCTCGTTGGGCAGATCCTTAGAGCAGAAATGGATGAAAACATGACGTTCACAAACCAGTCGGCGAACAGGATTGAAATTCATAAGCTCTGAAGCAACAAAGCCCAAGGCGTTAACCTCGGGCTTGAATTCTTTGATACCGCCAGTGCATACAACATTGGCACAATATCAGATTTACACGAAATATATCCCTTTCAATCCAGTTTTGCAATACTTGGCTGCGAATTTGTCGCCTTTTGTTGTGAACGTGATCGCGTAACCTGCAACAAAGCTCCACCGTCCAGGCGCAGGAAGATGCGGCGCATCTCTACCCAGCGGTCCGTAAAGGTCTCTGACCAGTTCTTTGGTGTTACGCCAACCAGCTCCGCCAGCGCCTGATATTCGTACGTATCACGCCCTGCCAGCTCTGCTTTGACGTCCTGCGCCGCCAGCCAGATAAGCTTCTTCAGTCGCTCCATCGTCTTGCCGGCCACCTTCTTCGCGCCAAGCGTCTCCCGGAACTCCGTCCACGCCCACTGAGTTATCGCCACCTGGTACTCGAAGCGGATGTTCTCGCTGTAGTTCCACAGCAGCCATGCTTTCTGGTGGTCTTCCAGCGACAGTACAGCGCGGCGCCACGATGCGGTAACGAACTCAATCGGCCCAACCAGCGCGATGGATGAACCCTTGGCGCGCGACTGGCTGCCGCTCATCGGCGGACCGTCCGGGTTAACCATGCGCTGCTTATCTTTGTCGAATACCTTCTTCCGTCCCCGGCTGCGCGCCGTCGCGGTGAATTGCGCGTTCTCGGCGAAAGCTACCAGTTGCCCTTTCGTCGCCCCGCTGAGGTCTGCGGTCGCCACAATGAGCTGCTGACGTACGTATTCCAGTTGCTGACTGTTCATGCGGCTCCCTTATGTGGCTGTTTGGTTTTGGTCTGGCTGTGCTTTGCTATCGGCGGCAGGTTTGCGCGCTTAACGCTTTCGGCCTGGTATCTGACAATCTGCTCTCTGGTCATGATGGCCTCCGATTCCACGCACGAATCGCATCTCGTTTTGTTGGATACGTGTCGGTTATTGGCTTAATCAGGCACTGCTTGGTAGCGCATCCGGCATAAACGCCATCGCCATCGGCAACCAGTTCTGCCTCACCACCACAGAATGGGCAGTTAAGCAGTGAAGCCCAATGCGGAAGCTTGAGGTCATAAATCATGCTGCCTCCTGCTGTTTCAGTGCTTTGAGCTTGGCGCGATACTCATCCCGGATCCGGATGAAGTCTTCCCGGCGGTAGTTGGTCATTTCGTGGGGGCCTTTGAGCCAGTCAACGTATTCCTGCCCGTAACGAGCGATCAGGCCAGCTTCGTATTGCTGCGCGACAGTCGCCTCTTTAGCGGTGTACTTGCCAGCTCCGGCATTGCAGGATTTACACTGCTTATGGGCGTTGCGCTCTTCAAAGCGAAGTTCAGGGTTAGCGCCTACCGTTTTGAAGTGGCCGCAGTCCCACTGGCCACCGTGCAGATCGGGTGGATTGGTCTCGCCGCAGCTGATGCATGGCAAACCAGCATCACGCGCACGGATGTAGGCGTTGAAAGCCAGCTGAGCCTGCGCCTTGTAGTAACCGGCAGGCCGCAGTTCTGCCAGTCGCTCCTTACGGCGTTTGCGCCCGGCCTTCTCGGCTTCCTTCTGCTCCTTGATACGCTTAGCCGCGGCTTTCACCTTCTCCTTTTCTCGCTCTTGCATAGCGAGGATTGCGCCGTGCTCCGGGCAGCACCAGCGAATCCGGATGTCGTGGAATTTCGGCACGAAGTATTCACCGCATACTTTGCACTTACGGCGGGATGGTTTACGCATGACTCCTCCGTGCCGCGAGACGCAGCCATTTCTGATCCACCAGGCGAGCGGTGTAGTCTTTCAGTGTTGGGATGTCGGACGGCTTAACCGCTGGCTTACGCTTACGGCGCGCCGGAACGCGGAAGATTTCGTTGGTGATGACGCGGGAAAGTGGAGTAGGCATCATGCCTCCTGCTTATCGCGCAGCTGCTGGTACTCGCAGCCGTTAGGAATAGTCAGGGCCAGGCCAAACTGTGCGCACCACATTTCAACCTTTACCAGGAAGATATGCATCTCCCCAGTGTCGAGGTCTGCGGTATGGCGCGGCTCCCAGGTCGTGGTTTTCTCACCGGTGATGAAATCGGTGTAAGTCACCTCTTCGCAGCCAAGGTAGGTTTTCTTGAGGTTGCGCTTAACCCACTCAGGAGTCGCGTCGGTGCGTCCGGAGTTAATCAGGTACTCGCTGATTTCCGTGTACCACATGTGGCTGAGCGCGTTCTGCGACAGGCTGCGCTTCTCGCGCCACGGTTTGACTTGCAGGCGGAAACATTGCCCGGCATCCAGCAATGGCTGAATCTGCTGGCCAATGGCCGCGAAGTTGCCGCGATGGAGTTTGATGCCGTCTACTGGCAGAGTCAT